TGGTTCTTGGGCTAACTCCAATGGTGATGGAGATTTAATTGCAGAGTATTACAACTTAGATGGAACTTATATATTCCATATGACATCAGGAACTATTCTTGACTTCATACCTAACCCACTTGAAAGTGGTCCAGCATTTGTTATTGGTAAGAAATTTGCTTTTGACAGATTACAAGGACAGTATGACCAAATAATAGGTCTTATGGCTTCAATGGCAAAGATTAATGTTATGTCAATAATAGCTATGGAAGATGCAGTATTTACAGAAACAAACATATCTGGTGAGATAGAATCAGGACAATATCGTAAAGGTAGATTCGCTGTTAACTATTTAGCTCCAGGTACACAAGTATCTAAACCTGCATCAAATGTTCCTTATCAAATTTTCCAACAGATAGATAGAATAGAAAGACAACTTCGTGTTGGTGGTTCTTACCCTGTTTCTGATGATTCACAGTCTCCACTTAGCTTCGCAACTGGTAGAGGATTAGAAGAATTAGGTGCCTCTATGTCTCTTATGATTAGAGAGTATCACACAGTAATGTCTGATGCTATAGAGATGATTGATGCTAAGAGATTAGAGTGGGACCAAAAAATGTATGGTGGACAAACTAAACCATTATCAGGTTATATGGATAATACTTTTTATTCTGAAACTTACGAACCAACAAAAGATATAGCAAATAGTTTTAAGACACGCAGAGTGTATGGTGCTATGGCTGGATATGATGAACCACAGAAGATTGTAACAGGGCTGCAATTACTTCAAGCTGGAATTATTGATAGACAAACACTACAAGAAAACTTAGATGGTTTAGATAATTTAGTTAGAGTAAACGATAGAATTACAAAAGAAAAAGCTGATAGTGTATTATTTGATACATTACTAGCACAAGCTCAACAGGGTGACCCTAAAGCAACTATGGCTGTTGTGCAGATAAGAAAAAATCCAGATGATATGCAAAACATATTGGATAAGTTCTTTACTGCAGAAGAACCAGAAATACCAGTCGCTGAACAAGAACTGCTTGGAGGAGGTGCCTTACCACCACAAGGTCCTCCACCAGGCATAGCACAGTTTTTACAAGGTATAGGTGGATAATGTCAGTTAATAAAGATTTTGCAGATATAGTACACAACTCATTAGGAGATATTGATGAAAAAGGTGATGCTATTATATTTCAAAAAAAAGATGAAGGTAAAGTATTTTATGACCAAATGCCTCCACTAGCTTTTCCTTTTGGTTATATGATAATCAGTTCAACTTTTATGTATTATGATGATGAGGAGAATGAAAATGGCTACGAGGAGTTCTAGTAATAAAGGTACTGATAAGAGAGCATTAAATGTACCACCACCAGCAAGAAACACACAAGATAATACACAAGCTGTTAGAAGAATACCTGGTGTGGATTATGGAGAACAACAAGCATTAACAGAACAGCAGAAAGCTGCTCCTTTACCAAAAGAAGAAACACCTAAAGCACCTGCTAGAAGATTTAGTCCTGTAGATGTATTTGCACAAACACAAGCACCAAGTCAACCAATTACAGATGGTGCAGCATTAGGTCCTGGTAGGATGGGTGCTCAATTAACACCACAACAAATAAATGACCAAATGATAATTGCATTAGCTACTAAATTTCCTACAACAGATTTAATTGATTTGCTAGATGTAGTAACAGAAGAAATAGATTTAGATGAGATATAATGTCAAGTTTTTTATTTGCAGATAATTATGATTCTTTACAAGATGCTACAGACAGAAAAGAACAGTTAGAAAAAGCACAACAAACATTTAGAGATAGTTATATAACAACTGGTGTTTATGATAGAACAAAAAGCATTTATCAAGCGTATCACATATTACCACCAGGTGTTATAGCAAGTTTGTCTGCTACTAATGCAGATAATGATGCAGTAAAAGAATTAGCACAACAGGTATATAAAACTGCTGCTAATCAAGATACAGATTATGCAAGAGTGCCACAAAGTTTTATTTCTAAAGTAAAAGATGCAGGTAAAAGAAGTTTATCTCCTTTAATGAAAGCTATAAATTTAGGTTTTAATATTTTTGAACACAGTACTACGCATCAAGCAGCATCTCAAATGAGAGCAAACATACAACTTGCAGGTGATTTAGAAAATATATTTGAAAAAGGATTTGAGGCAGAGGGAGATAGATTTGCTTCAAAAAAAGCAGAGCTAATGGGATTGGCAACAAGTTTTGCTGTTGCACCTTCTTTACTTAACCAAAGAAACAATGCAACAAGTAATGCCCTTATAGAATTACTAGCTAATAAATTATTTGGTAAAGATATAAATTTAAGGTCGCAGCCATTTCAAAATCAAATAACACAATACAGACAAGATGCTGGACCTAGTACCTTTGAATATACATTTCAAGAATTAGCTAAAAAAGAAGGTTTAGACCCTGATTCGCCATTTCGTAATATGCCTGAATTATATAAGAGAATAGGTTTAGAAGGCATAAACGAGTTTTATGAAGAATATAATGGAAAAGGGTTTTTACCATTAGGCAAAGCGTTTGAAGAATCAGAAAAAATCAGAAGGACAAGTTTACAATACAATGACCAATCTATTACTACAGGTAAGTATGTATCTAACTTGTTAGGAGTTGATACAGATGAAAACAAAGTTAATGTTTTAGCAGGTGTTGTAGATGCTGCATTTGTAGCTGTAACAGACCCATTTTTAGTTGCAAGTAAAGCAAGAAAAGCATTTAAAGCATTAAAGCTACCTGATAGTCCAGAAAAACTAGCATCAAGAGGTAAGCAAGTATCTAATAATGTACAAAAATTATTAAAGGAAGGCAACACAAAAGAAGCTAACGCTTTGATAGAAAGATTTACTAAATCACCAGATATGGAAGCAACTTTAAGAACAATAGTAGCTGATGATTCACCTACTAAATTTGTAAGGTTGTTTGATGCTACTAAAGATGCTGACTTCGCAACAAAAATGACAGAAGCTCAAACATACAGACAGGCTAAAACTGTGTTCCAAAGAAGTATGAAAACTGGTCCTGATAGTAGTGCTTCTAAATTAGGAAATACAAAAGTAATTAATGATTGGTTAAGTGACCCACAATACAAAACTTTTTGGAACTATATAAGTAAAAATGCAAAGAAAAACAATGTGTATGGTGTATTTGGTTCAGGAAGAGTATTACCAGCACAAACTAGAAATTTAGAGGACATAGATGGCGTAGTGTCAGATATGCTTAATTATGGTGCTGCTGCAAAATTAGACCCTAAAGTTTTAAATGATTTAACTTTTAAAGTATCTAGCTTGATTAATAAAGGTAAATTAGGTGAAGCTAAAGTAACATTCCATGAGGAATTTTATGGAGCTATAGCTGATAATTTAGATGAGTTTAAAGCCAACAAAGAAGTAAAAAAAGCATTTATGGATTATCAAACATCTTTTAGGGGTTTCGTTACAGATGGCGTAAGGTACACAATAGACCAAACAACATTTAGAAAAGAAGGAGCAATAAAACCTATACAAACTAAATTAGCTGCTAAACAGCATATTCTAGGAGATGCAGTACAAGCAGATATTGCTTTTCCACATCAACTAACAGATTTAACAGTAGATTTTATAAATATTAGGCAATTAAGAAATCAAGCAAGTACAGTAGGAAAAATATTAAATAATAAATTAGATGTTGGTATCAAAGGTGCTATTAATGGTGACACAGTTGTAGGTAAAATACTAAACAAGTCTGGTATTGCACAAAATGATATGTTTAAAACAGTACCTGAACTTTACTGGAGTACTGGTGAGTTTTTATGGTCAACACAAAAAGTTTGGACAAGAATGCAATTAGTAACTCGTATTGCATATCCTTTACGATTAATAGCAGAAGGACAACCAAGAATGTGGTTATATGGATTAGATGCTTTACCTAACAACCCATTAAGTTATTTATCATACTTTTTATCTATGCCAAAATCTTTAGCTAGTAAATTTGCAAAAGTAGGTTTTAAAGTTCTTGATGAAGATGTTATGGGTGATAAATTTATTAAAGGACTTCGTAGGTCAAAAATGACAGCACACGAAGCTATAGAAAAGGCAACAGGTAACTATCAAAACAAAGTATTTGGTCCAAGTAATAAAAATGCTTATATGCAGGAAAACTATGTAACGCTTACACTATCTGATGAGTTAATGGATAATGCAGATACTGTTCAAAGATTTGCTGATGCAATACAAATACAATATAACAATTTAGCTAAAGAGGATTTAGCAAAAGCTATATCAGAAGCTCTTGCAAATGGTAAACCACTTGATGCTGTAAAAGAGGCTTATTGGAAAGGTGATTTGCAAGATATAAGGTTAAGTCAACTTAGACTTTATGAACCAGGTAATGTCAACAAAACATTGTTAGCAACTAGAGAAGGAGCAGATGATTTAGTAGATGCTTATGCTAAATACATAAATGAAACAGTAGGATATGACAATAAATTATTACAAGGTTTAGCTACAGGTAGATTAGATGATGTAGATTTATTAAAATGGGATAGGTTTGAATCAGGTGCAAGACAAAAAATATCTGACAATATAAAAAATATGCTTAGAACATCTGAAAATAGACCAGGTATTATTGGTGCTCCTGATTATTTAGCAAAAGGAACTGCAGATGACTTTTTAACAAGACAGAAAAGAGGTGGCTCTTTCTTGTGGTATTATTTAGGTCAGTTACCAGAAGCAAGACTAAATCGTATACCTTCATTTAAACAATTTTATTACAGAAGAATAAAAGAAATACTACCTCAAATAGATGCTGCAGGACAAAAAAAATTATTAGCTAGAATGGACAAACTTCCTAATGAATTAGTACAAGACCTTAAAAATGTAAAATCTATAAAAGGTGGTGGATTTAAAAAATATACTTTAGAAGAAGCCAGTCAAGATGCTATGGAATATTCTTTAAATCAACACAATAAAATACTTTACAACCTATCACAAAAAGGTTTAGTAGCAGATGCTTTTAGATTTATGTTTCCTTTCTTTGAGGCATATAAAGAAGTTGCTACATCATGGGGTAGAGGATTTGCACAAAAATCATATTCTACAATTAGACAATTTTCTAATGCTACACAAGCTGCTAGAAGGCAAGGTATTTTTTATAAAGATTTTAGAACAGGAGAAGATTATTTTGTTTATCCACAAAGCGAAGCAGTATCAAGAATTTTAGTTCCAGGAGAATCAGAAGATAGAGATGTTGATTCAAGATTAGTTGCACCTCTTGCAGGTTTTAACTTAATTTCTACATCATTGTTGCCAGGTGTTGGTCCAATAGTAGGTATATCAGCAGGTGTTATAAAAAACTTAGCATCATTTGACAATGAAGAGTTAGTTAGAATATTCTTTCCATTTGGTTTGCCAGTAGAAGATATTGGAGAATTAGGAACAGGTGAAACTTTTATAAGAACTTTCTTACCTGCTTACATGACTAAAGCTATTACAGCTTTAACAAATCAAGAAATAGATGGATTTAATTCTGAATATTTTGCTGCACAAATGAATGAAAGTATTAGAGTGTTGGCTTTATCAGAAAATCAACCATTAGAAACAGTTGAACAGTTTAAACAGTTTCAGGAAAAAGCATATAAGTTAACAAGAAATAGAATTTTGCTTAGAGCTTTTGCACAGTTTATGGCTCCTGCTTCACCTAGAATTATTTATCAACAGGCTTTTACACCAGAAAATGCAGAAGAATTATTAGAGGCTGTATTAGATACAGATAAATTAGGAAAACTAGATGTAAAAGATAGAAAGACTATGGTACAGCTAGGAGTACTTGCAGCTTATTATTCTAACCTAGAACAAGAAGCAGAAAAATTATATGGTAATGAAGGTGAAGAAATTGCTTTTTATACATTTGTTAGAAACTTAGGATTAGATAAAAATAGTTTAGAAGATTTATTAGCAGCAACTACATTAACAAAAGGTAAATACAAATCAAGAGGAGCTAAAGAACCACAGTTTGAGGGTGAGGTAAAGTTTGCTAAAGAATATCCAAGCATATTAGAAAAATATCCTCTAACTGGTGTGTATCTTACACCTAATATACAAGATGAAAAAACATTTGATGAAATACAATTCTTTGATTTACTTGATAAATTACAAGCTATAGACCCTGCAATATTTTTAGTTGAATCTCAAAAGTATTTATATAGTTTAATTAAAAAGAATTTAGTAGAACCACTAGATGGTGATTACAGTTTAGAAGCAAATATGATTAGAGATAAAGTAAAAGTAGAGTTAAATCAAATGCTTCCTTTTGGTGACCCTTATGTACAAGAAAACTTAGCTGTAATTTTAGATAGAAACATACTACAGCCTTACAGTACAGACATTGATGCAAATATACTGGAATTAGAAAATATGGCAAAAGATAAAGCACTAGATGATATAGCTCCTGTTTGGACTGCGATAAATCAGTATATGGAAGCAAGAGATATGGTGCTTACTTTAATATCTGAAGATGCAGGAAGAATACCAGCAGACAGTAGAGAGTATGCAAAAGGCAGATTAAGAAATGCAGATAAAGAAGTTGCACAGTTTGGTAGAGAAATACTAAGAGATTTTGCAAAAATATTGTCATCAGAAGTACCAGAATTTTTGGTATTGTATGATGACTTGCTTAGAAAAGAGATACAATATAATAGAGAAGAATAATTATGGAAGAAGAAAATAATCCTTTAGAGGAACAATTAGAAGAAACTATTGAAGAAACTGCTAATGAAGCATTAAATAGGTTAGATACATCTACACCTGAAGGTATTGAGGCTATACAAGATGTTAAAAATCTTATAGACCAATTTGCAAATATGAGAGGTATGGGAGATTATCCTGCACCAATAGGAATGAATCAATTTTATTTTGTTAGTGAAGATAACATGAGTATTCCTACTGTTGAGTATTTAACAAGTAAAGGTGTTTTATTATCAGATATTTATTTTCCTGGTGATGAAAGAGTTGTTTTAAATAATATAACAAATACAAATGATGTTAAAAAATTACAAAAAAAATTACAATCTGCTGGTTATTTAAAATCTGATGAATATAGACCAGGACAAATACAATCATCAACATATACAGCTATGTACAAACTTATGGGTGAAGCTAATAGAATAGGCTCTGATTGGAGTAATTTACTAGATGAAATAGTAGTTAGTCCTCTTTATGACCCATCTGATTTACCAGAGTTTCAAGAACCAGATTTTGTTACATTAACTAATGATGTTATAAATACTGTAAAACAAGAAATAGGTAGAACACCTACACAATCAGAAATAGATATACTTACATCAATATTTGCTGGTTTAAAAGAAAAAGAATTTCAAGAAGGTATTGATGCACTCACAGACACTCTACAACCAGGTTATGCTAAGAAAAAAGTTTTTGACCCTGAAACAGAAACATTTGTAGAACAAGTAGTAGAAACATCACCTGCAGTAGCACAACAATCTGCTTTTGATGCTAACGAGAGGTTTCAAGCTAAAGTAAGAGAATTATTTAAACCTGAAATGGATTTCAACCAACGAAGGGAACAAACTAGAAATGTTGCCAATATTATTAAGTCTAGCGTTGCTGGGCTCAGGAGCATTGGTGGCTGAAAATCCTTATGATGTAGAAGGTGGACTAAGTCCTGGTAATATTGCTGGTTATGCAAAGAAAGCAGGGTTTCCAGATGAGGTCATACCTGAAGCAGTAAGAATTGTTTTACTAGAATCTAAAGGTCAGCCAGACAAACTACAAAACGATAAAGGTCCTGGTGTAGGTTTATTTCAAGTTGACTTATCAGCACATTGGGATTTAAAAGGTGAAGAAAATCCTATGCGTAAATGGTTTAAGCAAAGAGGTGTTAATTCTCGTAAAGATGCTGTAGAATGGTTGAAAGACCCTTTGAATAATGCAGAGGCAGCTTTTCAGATATGGACTGATAGAAAACGAAGAGATGACAGTCCTACTGGTTGGGAGGCTTGGTCTGCTTATAATGGTGGTAACAAGCCAGAAAACAGAGAGCAAGAAGATTGGGATATGGCTACAAATGCTATGGAAGCATATATGCAATCCTTACAACCTAAAGATGAGGTAGAGATGGAAGAAGAAACAGTAGAAGAAGTTGTAGAAACACCAGAGGTAGAAGAACCTACTGTAGAGCCACAACCAATGCAACAAGAAAACTTTTTAAGACAAAGGCAACAAGAAGCATTTAGAGCTAAAGAAATAGAACAAAGACCTATGTCACCTAGAAAACAACAGATTAATGATATATTTGTTAAGTTATTTGCTAGTTTAGGGAGAATGTAATGGCTGATTATGTATTTAAAGCTGAACTAGGTTATGACAGAAGAATATTAGAGGACCAAGAAGGCAACAGAGTTATTGTTAACTCTAACACAGAGTTTCAATATTATACACAAGCAAGAGCAGGTGGTCCATTCAATGGTAGTTATTGGAAAGATGTTGGTAGTGCAGGTCCAGTAACACAAGAACTTTATGAACAACTTACAGGTGAGTATCAAGAAAAAGAAGAACAAGGTGATTCTATTGTTGAACCAGATACAGATGTTTCAGAATTAGACCCTAGTGGACCTGATGGTGGTGATGCTGGTGATGGTGGTGATGGTGGTGATGGTGGTGATGGTGGTGATGGTGCAGTAGATACATCATTTGGTGCTGGTCAAACAAGTGGTAATACATTTGCTACACAAATACCTGATGGTGGAGAAATAGTAAAATCAGGTAATAAATATTATGTTCTATATACAATACCTGGAACAAATATGTTGCTTAGTTATGATGCAACAGAAGCAGACATTAGAGGTTTATATCCTTTAGATTTTGACCAACAAACATTTAGAAATGTTACAGAAGAAGATATAGCAGGTGCTATAGACTTTGGTAATATTGCAGAACTATATGACCCAAGACTACTTTCACAAGGTGTTACTCCTTGGGAAGGTTTCATAGATTACTTAGATAAAGAAGCAGAACTAAGACCTTGGTTAGCTGATGAAGAGATGGTGTTCTTGTTAGCAGAATCTACATTAGAAGGTAGAACTGTAACAGAAGCTGAATGGAAAACAACTAATTGGTGGAGAACACATACACAAGCTGAAAGAGATTGGTTGTTATTATCACAAGGTAAGTCAATAGATGAGCTACCTGCAGATGCACAATCTAAAATACAAGATGATAAGATTGCAATTAGAAACGCTATGATAGAAGCAGGTATAGCTAATCCTCCAGGTAATTTAATTAATTGGATTTCAACAAGATTTACAACAGGTGAATGGTCAACAACATATTCACAAGACCAAATAGCATTACTTGCAGACCCATCAAAAGTAGGAACATTAGATACAGATTTACAAGATTTTATTAGTGGAGATGCTATTGAGTATGACACTACAAGAGCTGGTGAAGATAGAGTACAACAGCTATACAAGAGATATTTAGGTCCTGTGTTTGGTGATGTACAAGCTAACTTAGTAGCAGAAGAAGCAGGTAAATTAAGAAATGACCCTGATTATGAACAAGAATTAATTACAAAACTTACAGCACAAAAGAAAAGTTTATTTCCACAATATGCAGAAGATGTTACTTATGAAGAGTTTTCTGCACCATGGGAAAACTTTACAACTAATCAATGGGGTCAACAAGTAGATACTACAAGTGATTACTTCCAAGAAGTATTGAAACTAAATGATGCTACAAAAGCTAGTAAGTATCTTACACAAAAAGGTTTAGATATGGGCGTAGATAAAGTTGTTAATGAGGCTTTAGATGCTTTGAAGGTATTTGGGCAAGGAGTTAGAATACAGTAATGGCAGATTTTAGAGCAGAAGTACAAGCATTATACCCATTTCTACCAGAGGGTCTAGTAGATTTGTTTATAGAGAAGTACATAGATTTTGATAAAAATGTAAACCTAGCATTAGGTGCAGTAAGACAAGATGCAAGTTATACTAACTATTTTCCAGGTAATCAAAGAGCAGATGGTTCTGTAAGGTTATCAGAGGCAGAGTATGGCTCTGTTTTAGAATCATACAAAGATTCTCTAAGAACATTTGGTATAAACCCTGATGTATTTGCAGATAACTTTGGACAATTAGTAGAGGGTGATGTAAGTCCAACAGAGTTTAAATCAAGATTAAATACTGTATATAGTGGTATTGAACAAAACATACCAGAAGTAAAAGAATATTATGCTACAAACTTTGGTATTGATTTATCTAATGAATCTATATTTGCTGCTGCTGTTGACCCAACAATTGGTGATGCTATATTATCAGGTCAGATTACACAAGCTCAAATAGGTGGTGAAGCAGAAGCTAGAGGTTTTGAAATAACACAACCACAGGTGGAAAGACTACAAAGATTTGGAGTAACTCAACAACAAGCTAGAGAAACTTTTAGACTTGCAGAACAACAAGTAGAACAGTTACAAGAACTAGAAGCTGAAAGAGGCATTTTAGAAGAAGAAAGAATAGGATTGCAAGAATTTACAGAAGCTGCTGTTTTTGGTGAAACTGAAGATATAGAAAGAATTAGAAAACTTAGAGAACAACAAGCATCAGAATTTACACCTACAACAGGAGCTGTTAGAAGAGGTCGTAGGGTACTAGGTTTAGTAGAAGAATAACCTTGACATACTACATATAGTGGTATAATAAAATTATCGCATAGTGGTAGTCTGCGAATATAAATTGACTCTGCACCTTCCAGTTTATATCTGGCGTGTAAACTGCGTATTAAAATTCGCCTAGTATCTGAATAGCCCAGAAGTGGCTGACAATTCTAGTTATTCTTAATTTATTTATTTGTCGCCTATCGCATCATTATCCCAAGGGTGATGTAGCTAGTAGTAAAACTTGGAGTAGGAGAAAAAATGGAAAACGAAGTAGAAAATACAGTAGAAGAAACACAAGATAATAATGCTATCAAGCAGATGCGTGAGCGTATCAAAGAGCTTGAAGCTGTTGAGAAGGAATTTAAATCTGTGCAGATGGATAAAGTTATTCAAGATGCAGGATTTGACCCTAGCTCAGGACAGGGCAAAGCGTTAAAAGACTTGTATAAAGGTGAACTACAACCAGATGCAGTACAACAGTTTGCAAAGGAAAACTATGGCTGGGGCTCAGAAACCCCTACTACAGAGGACCCACAAGCTGCACAAAAAGCAAGGGTTGTATCTAGCCAAGAAAGTTTAGACACTGTTATTGAAGCATCAGTTCCAGTTGAACCTGTAGGACTAGATGACCAGATAGCACAAGCACAAGCTGATGGTGATTGGCAAACAAGTTCAGCTCTCAAAGCAGACAAATTAAAAGCACTATTAAAAGAT